GATGCTGATAGGGTGGCTTAAGTGAGTATGTTTCTGTTCGTTGTACTCTCGTCTATCCGTTTTGAATGCGAGCCGTCAGGCCGCATTCTGTTTGGTATGCAGCAACCCGGAACGGACGTTACGTCGCACGTTGACGGCGCGATGGCTGGCCTATCATGTTCGTGGCAGGTAATACGATGACAGATCCAAGGTTTCCGGAATCGTGCCCAATCTTACCGATGAGAAAACATTTCCTCTTGATGTGGACCGCTGTTTTTACCGCCTGGCTGGCAACCGGAGCTGTTTTCATCATGGGCACTTACAAAAGCCAGGAGATAGACTCACAGATTATCAGCCGTATGGACGTCATAGAGGACGGTGTTAACGAATGTCTGAGATCGAGTAACAATGCTGTCAGGTGACGGAGGGAAGTTTCCGCCAGACTTGCCGCCGACCAGTTATCTCTGGGCGTTCTGGTTATCGTCATTCGGCGCGCTCTCCGCGTATCTGGTGCGGCTAAAGTCATCGCAGGTTCCGAAATTCTCTATTCTTGCGTTGACATCGGAAACCGTTATCGCGTCGTTTCTTGGGCTGATAACGATGTATATAGGCATGTGGCAACACCTTGATGGCGAGATTATCGCTGTATCAATCGCAATCAACTCGCACTTTTCTACACGCGCGTTGTTTCTACTCCGTAAACGATGGTTAGGCGAAGATGAGTAACGCAAACAAGAAGCCTCGCAAGCCATACGTTAGGCGCGAGGACGTTGATTTTTCGCGTGCGTATGAACTTGCCAGACTTGGGATGACTAATCAGCAGATCGCTGATTGCCTCGGTGTATGCGAAGAACGGCTATACAAGGAAAAGAGAGAAAACACAGAAATCGCGGAACTTATAAAAAGAGGTAGAGCCGAAGGCATCGCTCAGGCTGTCAAAATGCTGGATCAGCATATCGAGGACGGCGACAAAACGTGCCTAATCTTTAAGCTGAAATGCAAGGCCGGATGGAACGAACAACAGCACATCCTTGAAAAGATCGCGCGTGATATCGCGGAACTCAAGGGTGAGCCTGTCGAATGAGTGCATCGCTAGCCTCGCTGTATGGCGAGGTTCAGAAGCTCAAGAAGGCCAAGAGCGTAAAGCAGGCAATGGAAGCAATGCAGGCTGATGGCAAGTACAGGCTGATTGATTCACTGTTTGTCGGTGGTGCCGGCTCAGGGTATCTAAAGCACGTAGAGTTAATGGGCAAAGGCGCCGACTACAGATCGCGGCTATTCATCGCTGCTAACCGAGTCGGTAAGACGGTGATGGGGGCTTATGAAACGGCGTTGCATCTCACGGGTGATTACCCTTCATGGTGGGATGGTGTTAGGTTTGATGCGCCGACCCTTTGCTGGTCATCGGGAGACACTTCAAAGACGACACGAGAGTTCGTGCAACTCGCGCTATTGGGACATGAGCGCGGGACCGGGACAATACCGGCATCGTCGCTACTTCGCACTACGGCTAAAAGCGGCACTGCGGATGCAGTCGATACGATCGAGTTACGGCATGTGTCTGGCGGCGTATCGCGTTGCGTCCTGAAATCATACGATCAGGACATCGATGCGTTCATGGGCGGTGCGGTTAATTTTATTTGGCTTGATGAAGAACCGCCGCTAAAGATATACACCGAGTCGCTTATCCGAACGATGACGACAGGCGGGCGCGTGCTAATGACGTTCACGCCAGTTCGAGGGCTATCCGAAACGGTACAGCACTTCATGCCGAGCGGTTCCGTACCAGATCCTATGCCGCAGGAGTGCTATGTCACTCAGGCAACGTGGGATGATGCGCCGCATCTAACGGACGAGATGAAGCGCGAGTTATACAGCGCACTCCCGCCGCATCAGCGTGACGCCAGGTCGAAGGGTATCCCGGCGCTCGGTGCCGGTGCGATCTATCCAGTACCAGAATCAGAGATTGTATGCGCTCCGTTCGCCATACCCGACTATTGGCCACGCGCTTACGGGCTAGACGTAGGATGGAACAGGACAGCGGCTATTTGGGGCGCTAAAGACCCCGATACGGGCACGATTTACCTTTATGCTGAGTATTACAGGGGCGAGGCAGAACCAAGCGTTCACGCGGCAGGAATACGCGCTCCTGGCGATTGGATCATGGGCGTTATCGACCCCGCAGCGCGGGGGCGTGGTCAGATCGACGGGCGGCAGCTATTGCAGGATTACCTGGACCTCGGACTAGACTTAGACATTGCACGTAACACGGTAGAGGCTGGAATCTATCAGGTGTGGGAACTACTCAGTAGCGGACGGCTTAAGGTATTCTCGACGTGTCTTAACTGGATCAATGAATACCGCGTTTATCGGCGTGACGAGAAAGGGCGTGTTGTGAAAGAACGCGATCACTTAATGGACGCAACTCGCTATCTAATTATGTCAGGCATGGAACGCGCGAAGTGTAAGCCGGTACCCGGCAAGCGTGAACAATTACCGTACAGAGGGCAGCTAGGATGGATGTGATAGTGATCGGTGAAGCGTTCGACATTACGGACGATATGACAGATGCACAGGTTGCTGAACTAATGGAGCAAAAGCGTTTCGTGGCTATCAAGGATAACGAAGCAGAACACGAACGTGTTTGTATCAATATGCGAGAACAGCGCATGTATCTATCACACGAAGACGCATTTGCGCTTGCTATGTTTCTGTCAAGCTATACGCTGCATTCGCCATACGCGGACGACATCAAGCCGTATTTTGACGAGGTTAAGGCGCAGATAACCGCACCTACAGATAAGCGGAAGGTAAACTGATGGACGATAATTACGACAACGATAACGACACAGACGACCAGAACGACGAGGAAATAGTCAGGCGCATTCATGACTTTTTCCGGCGCTCTCTCGATGCGGATCAAGAGTCACGCTCGCAACGGCTAGAAGATTTGCGCTTCTGTGCGTTGGGCGATCAATGGCCGCAGTGGTCGAAGCGTGATCGTATGACACCAGGGCGCGAGCGCCCAATGCTGGTTATCAACCGCACCAAGCAATTCGTAATGCGGGCGACTAATCAGTTCCTTGAGGCTATCCCGCAAATTAAGGTCCGGCCAGTTGACGATGATGCAGACCCGGATGCAGCGAAGGCACTGGAAGAAATCGTCCGTTACATCCAGCAGCGGAGCAAATCCGAGTTGTGCTATGGAATGGCTGTTGAACCGCAGATACGTGAGGGAATCGGCTATTGCCGCGTCATGACCGAATACGCTGGTGATGGTACGTTCGACCAAGAAATCACCATCAAGCCGATCCCTAACCCATACTCGGTCTATTTCGATCCGACTGCTATCCTACCGGACGGTTCAGACGCAAGGGCTTGCCTGATATGCGAGGACATGAGCCGCGAGGAATTCGAGCGGCAGTATGGCAAGGATGTAGAAACCGGTTCATTCGCGTTTATCGGTGCTGGGGACCAGCGAGGCTGGAACGAAAAGAACACGGTGCGCGTTGCAGAGTATTACGAGCTAGAAACCGAAACGACGGGTGAGTTGTTGTTGCTGGCTGATGGCTCGACCATTGAAGAATCGCAGATAGCCGACCCTTCCATGCTGCAACCTGGCATGGTAGTGGATAAGCGACCCATCGAGCAAAAGAAGTGCATGTGGTACAAGGTCGCAGGCTCGACCATTCTCGACCGCCGCGAGATACCTTGCACGATGTTGCCGATTGTGCGGTTTGCCGGTGCGCAAGTGATACATGACGGGAAAATGTACTTCCACGGAATGGTGCGCGACCTTACGTCGTCGCAGATTCAGTACAACTATCAGCAATCCGCCATGACCGAGATGGTGGGGATGCAGCCGCTTAGCCCGTGGGTTGCTCCGTTCGGTGCGACTGAGGACTTCAACGACGAGTGGTCTCAGGCCAACCGCGTACCGTTCTCGGTGCTGCGGTATAAGCCGGTATCCGTCGCAGGCACGCTTGTAGGCGCACCAGAGCGCCAGCCGTTCGCACAGATACCTAACGGCGCCTTCAATCTGTTGCAGCTTGCCATTGACGACATGAAGGCCGTTACCGGGCAATGGAACGCTAGCCAGGGTAGTGCCGACGAGTCGGACCAATCAGGGCGAGCAATCCTCGCACAACAGCGCCAGGGCGATGTAAGCCTGGCGCACTTCTCAATCCATGCGAACCAGGCGATTGAACAGTTGGGGCGCGTGATTCTGGATATGATCCCACGGGTTTACACCCGTCCTACGCTGTTTCGAATCCTCGGTGAGGATGGCGAGGTTCAGCAGGTTGCGATTGACCCGAACCAGCCGCAGGCCAAGGCCGAGCCTAACGAGCAAATGCGCGGCGTAGAGGCGATTTATAACCCTGGTATGGGAAAGTATGACGTTGCCATTAGTACGGGGCCGTCATTCGCCACTAGACGGGCAGAATCGGCTGCTATGCTGATGGACCTCGCACAGAAATACCCGCCGCTGATGCAGGTTGCGGGAGACTTGGTTGTTTCGTCGCTTGATAGCCCGGTGGCTGACAAGATAGCCGACAGGCTGCGACCGCCTACCGCAGAGGGTGACGATCCGCCGACTCCGCGTGAACAGCAGTTAATGCAGCAAGCCGAACAGGCCATGGCTATGGCTGAGCAGATGCAGCAGCAGTTACAGGCTCTCGGGCAAAAGATCGTATTCGAAGAAGAAAAACTTGACCTTGACAGATACCGGGCGATGACCGACCGGCTTAATGTCCTGTTGAAAGCGCCCGATCCGACTAATCCGGCTGTTGTTGCAGGCGAAGCAGCCGTACTTTCGCAGCCTGTACCGCAAGAACCACAAGAGGGGAATATCTAAGTGAATAAGCTAAGCGCGGCAGGTAAATGCGCAATTTGGCCAGACAATAAGCCATTTGACTGCGACGTTTGGGTGGCCGAATCAGACGGAGTTGTTACTGTTCACGCGACTACATACGACATAGAGGACAACGCACATATTGTGCGTTGTTTCCTGCAAATTAGGGCTTCAGATCTCGTGAAATTATGCGCGAATTTTTCAGAAACAGAGGGCAAATGAATGGCTAAAGAAGCCGCACCAGTAGCATTAGCAGAGCCGGTTGTAAACGATGCGCCAATCGTACAGGAAGGCCAGCAACAGCCGCTTAGGCCTCCCGAATATCCAAAGCCGCCGACGGATCAGGACGAGGAATTTCGGGGTGACGAGGGAGAAGAAGACGAGGACGAAGACGACAACGAGGACGAGGCTGAGGACGAACAGCCGCGTGACGATCAAGGACGATTCCAACAGAAAGGCCAGACGTTACGCGACAGGCTAGCCGCAGAGGCACGGGAGAAGCTAGCTGAGCGCCAGCGCGCCGACAGGCTAGAGGCGATGCTTGCGCAACAGCAAGCGTTACTTGCGAAACAACTCGGCGTTGATCCGCAAGGCCAGCGGCAACCGCAGGAAGCCGAAGGACCGCCGAATCCAGATCACTACCAGGCTGGGCAGTTCGACCCGCAATATATCGCGGACATGGCGCGCTTTCAGGTGCGCGAGGAAATCATACAGCACGAACGCCAGCGTGCGGCTTATGAGAATCACAAGCGGCAACAGGACTATCTGATAAGCGCGGAACAGCAATTTGCGCAGGCGGTTCCTGATTACCTTGAGGCAAAGCAGGCGTTACTGAGCGACCCGGAGATTGCTAACCATCCTGGCATAGGACAGGCAATCGTGTCGTCGCAGCGACCTGCAGAGCTTATGTATGCGCTGTCCAAGAACATGAATGTCACTAATAACATCAAGCGCATGCCGCCATATCAAGCCGCGATGGCAATCGGCAAGATAGAGGCGATGATTGAGTACGAGCTTAGCAAGCCGCAGGAAAAGCCAGCCGTAAAGAGTCCGCCCGCACCGATAAAGCCTATAGCCGGGCAGTCGCGTGTTAGTAACAACAACCCGCTAGGTGTTCCGACATACGCAGAGTTTGTGGCTATTCGTGAGGCCCAGGACAAGAAAAGGATGGGGCGATGAAAGATGACGATACAGTGTCATCACTGAAATACCATATTTCCGTTGAAATTACAGAGGAAGCAGACGGGTGCTTCCATGATACAGGGCTGGAAATCATGGCAGTTGACGGCTCGCTTAGCATTGAGTCGTACGAGCGATTTAAGGACGGCAGACCAGACGGGTTTGAGTCAACGATAGAACTTAACCTGACAGAGGCTAAACGGCTACATGCGTTTCTCGGTGCTGCGCTTGCGTTCCTAGAATACGGCAAGAACGAGTGACGTTGACATACTGGTTATTACGTGCTAGTGTCGCACGCATAGTTAATAACTATCGTTCGTCGCGATAAGACCGGGGCAAGGAAGCCCTAGCGTATTCGGTTCGCACCCGACGTTCGTCACGATAAGACCGGCCCTTATGGGCAGCGTTAGCCACGTTCGCAAGTGGCAATGGCAATCGGCAATAGCCGGTTTTCACTGTCTTTGCGGAGTCTTAAACGTGGCAAGTAATACGCTGCTTACTCTTGTCGATATCACGCGCGAAGCTGCGCGTGTACTCGAAAACCAAACCCTTTTAGCAAGTGCTGTCAATCGACAGTATGAATCCCGGTTTGCCGTTGACGGCAAGAAAGCCGGTGATACGATCAACATTCGTAAACCGCCGCGCTACATCGGTCGTCGCGGTGAGCAGGTTTCTATTGAAGCCAGTACGGAACAGTTCGTCCCGCTGACTTTGCAACCGCTGTTTGGTTGCGATATCCAGTTCTCGACTACCGACCTGACTCTTAGCATTGACGAGTTTAGCGACCGCTTTGTTAAGCCGCAGGTCGCAACCGTCGCAAACATGATTGATACGTACCTCGCACAGACGTATTACCAGGCGGTCTATAACCAGGCCGGTACCCCTGGAACCGATCCGGATACTCAGGCGAAGGCAATCAGCACGATTCTCGACGCTCAGGTATTGCTGAATAACAACGCAGCGCCAGCGGACGGGAATCGGCAGTTTATCGTCGGTCCTTCGATGCAGGCCGCATTGGTCGGCAACTTGGTCGGCTTGTTCAACCCTGGCGCGACCATTAGCCGGAACTTCAAAACCGGCGCAATGGGCGATGATATCCTCGGGTTTAACTTCGCGATGGATCAGAACATTTCGAAGCATACCAGCGGCTCGACTATTGACCCTACCGACACTGGCACGTTGAGCGCTGGCGTTACGGAAGGTGCGACCACGCTTGCGGTGCAGGGTTTGGCCGCAGTAGGCGGAACCTTGAAAAAGGGCGATTTGATTCGTTTCTCGGCTCGTTACGGTGTCAACCCGCAGTCCCGCCAGGTGTGGGGAAATGCGGCACGTGACAGGTTTACGGTTGTCGTTACTGAGGACGTTACGCTATCCGGTGGTGCTGGTACGGTTAAAATCTCGCCAGCTATTCGCGGACCTGCTAGTTCGACGGCTACCGGGCAGTTCCAGAACGTGGACGTTCTGCCCTTGACGAACGATGTCATCACGATTGTATCGACTGCCGCAACCGCTGGTATCGCATCGCAAAACCTCGCATTCCACAAGGACGCGTTCGTATTCGCCAGCGTTGACCTTGAGCTTCCTGGCGGCGAACAGGAAGCGTACCGCGTGAACGAGGGCGGTATCGCGTGCCGTATGTGGAAGGGTTATAACATCAACAGCAATGCAATGATTTGCCGCTTTGATGTCCTGGCCGGTGCTGCAGCGGTATACCCTGAATTAGCCGTTCGCGTAGTAGGAGCGTAATACCATGCCTGCAACCCCTAACTCTCAAACCGGGCTTATCCCGCAGTATGCCGGATCGTATCAGGTCGTTGACGTCGTATGGACTCCGGTCAGTGTCGCGGCAGCGACCGCAGCCGCGCAGACTGTAACCGTCAACGGCGTGAAGGCACGGCAGGCCGCAACCGGATCGATGCCGGAAATCCCGGCGGATGCTGTTGTGGCTGTTATTCCTCCGTCGCTCGGCACGGCTGTTAGTGCCACTACCGCGTGGGTATCAGCCGACAATACCATTTCGGTGGTGTTCGTGAATCCCACGGCTGGCGCTCTTGTGCCGACCGCAGGAACGGCTAGCGCACCCTGGCGCTTTGTCATTATGAGCCAGGACAATCCGCGCTATGCGTTCGACGGTTAATCGTTTCCTACCTCCCCTCTGACCTCGGGGCGCTTCGTGCGCCCTTCTTTTTAAGGCGGCGACTATGGCAATTTACGAATCCTGTACCGCGCAGTCCGATGTCCCGCTAGGGTATCAGCAGATCGCAACGCTAACCTCATCCACTGCGCTTACGGTACCAGCAGGGGCTAAGCGGGCGATTATCCAGGCGGAAACTCAAAACGTCCGATGGCGCGATGACGGCACGGCACCGACCGCAAGTATCGGGATGTTGCTCGCGTCCGGTGCGTCGATCAGCTACGTGGGCGACCTTAAGACGTTTCGCGTCATTGAGGCTACCGCCAGCGCAAAGCTAAATGTCAGTTACTACGCATAAGGCGCAACAATGGCAAAAATACCCAACATTGTAACCCGTGAAAATTACACGGATCAGCAGGCGCTAACGACGAACCTTGTAGACACATGGAATACGTTTGATTCAATATCTGTTGCTCCTTCTGCGAAGGAGTATGGCGTGGGGCCACTTATCATCGGAGGAAAACAGTATTGGAGCGATGGGTTAACGCTGAAGGAGCAAGGTCGCGACTATTCATTTGCCAGGGATGAAAGCGTTACCGAAAAAGTCCTGTGCGACTGGTCCGGTAATCTGGATATTGGATCGTGGACAACTACCGGGTCAACGGTATTTGAAATACTGCCGCAGGATTTTCCTGTGCCAGCGCCGTGTCTAGCAAATCGGGGGAAGTTCATAGGTTGCGTGCCAGCGGCAGGAGTAGGCACAGTCAGCCTATGGTCTCCTGTATTCTCGGCGGTAAATCTAGCAAGCGCCGGAACCGTGGTAAATATTCGTGTTCCTATCTATTTTCCGGATTGGAGATATAACGCAACAACAACTGGCGAACGCATACAAATAGACCTTGGAACATCAGGAGACTATGCAAACCGTATTAGTTGCTACATAGCTTCTGTCACGTCAAGCGCTGATATATTTTCTGGATGGAATGATTTTATTATTCCAATATGTGATACGTTGCCGATGTCAACATTGTCTAATGTTGCTACGGTGGCACAATCCGGCACTGGCACAACATCATCTATTGTTGCGGTCAGATTTCAGGTTAAGCGATACGACATAAACGATACGCGCCCGGTAATTATTGGACCTATTACGTATGGTTACAAGGCGAAAACTAAAGTTTGTATCACATTCGATGACGGGCAGCAAAATGTGTTTTCAAACGCATATCCGGCGCTTAAAAAGCGCGGATTCGCTGCTACATTTTTCACGATAGGATCTCAAGTATCGACAGGAGACGGTGTAACTATCATTTCCCCTGGAAACCTGCATGTATTGCAAGACAACGGCTGGTGCATCGCGAACCATACATGGAATCATTACAACCATGTTTTAGGTAGCGAAACATCAGAACAAAGGCGTGTAGATATTCTCGACCAATACAACTGGCTGAAAAATAACGGATTCAATGGATACGATATTTTCGCGTGGCCTGGTGGGTCTGTCAGCCACGATTCAAAAGCAGTTTTGCGGGAAATAGGAACAAAACTAGCCTGCTCATATACGACTGCCACATCAGGCCAGGCTGCATTTCTGCCGCCAGTATTGCAAGACGGCAACAGGTTTAATGTCTCGCGATGGGCGCTAGAGGGTAATACCGCGCACGTCACAACCGAATCGCTCGCTGCGCTTGATTTTTGCATCGCAAACGGAGGGCATATAATTTTTAACTGTCACAGCGTCAACTCTTCTGCAACAGGGACAACAAATACAAACCTTACTGAGTTTAATACCTTCCTTGATGGACTACTCGCGCGTGTACGTCTCGGGCAGTGCGAGGTCGTTACTGTTGGAGAGCTAGCCGACTCAGGTAGTTACGAATGACCGTCGCAACCCAATCCGGCATGATCAAACACACTGGCGACAACGGACAGAGGACTAACTAATGGCAGGCACAACAAACGCAAGCGCTAACGGACTGCTAAAGCTAATCCTCTGGAACGAGAATTTTGCGAACATCGGAGACGCTACCGGCTTGCGCGGCAGCTCGTCAGCCGGAAGCATCTACGTCGCGCTGTTCACGTCCGATCCAGGGGCTACCGGAACTGCTATCACGAACGAGGTTAGCACAAGCGGAACGGGTTACGCGCGCGTTGCAATCGCGCGCAATAACACGACATGGACGATTACAAACAACGTTGCCACGCCAGCGGCAAGCATCCAATTTGCGGAACTCACTGGCGGGTCGTCAACAGCGACGTTCTGGGGCATCGTGACCTCTGCATCCGGTGCCGGTACGTTGTTGCTCAAAGGCGCGTTGTCACCTTCAATCACCATCGCAGCACTAAAGACACCGCGCATCACAACGGCATCCACGATCACCATAGCGTAAGGGATAGCGCGTGACCGTTTATTACGCATCGCCTACAGGCTCAGACGCCAACAACGGGCTATCGACCGGCGCACCGAAGACGCTCAACGGTGGGTACGCTGTTTGTAATGCAGGCGATACGCTACGCCTTCTCCCCGGCACGTACCAGCAGAAACTAACGCTTAACAGATCGGGCACCAGCGGGAACCCGATTACTGTCACGTCGCATGACTCAAACGATAAGGCGATTATATCGGGGGGCGGAACTAATGTTCTCGCCAACTCTATTGAGTCCGCGCTTATCACAATTACCGGCAGCTACAACACACTGGATGGTGTCGACGCCGGAAATTACATCCGATACGAGGCGAACGGCTGGGGTGCTGGACAGCCGACGTGGGGCGGCTATGCCGTTTACATTGAGGCAGGGGCAGGCCATAACACACTAATTCGGAATAACTTTCACGACACTGGCGGGCACGGAATTGTCTGTTGCGGTCCCTATGTACTCATTGAGGACAACGACGTTCATAACGTCGGCGTTGGCCTTTATTACTACATCGGATTGTATCCGCCTAATATCCAGTCCTGGGGTTCTGGTATTGGCCTACAAACACGTTACGACTTATCGCAAGGCGGTGCGTGGGCAACAAATAAGAACATCGGCGGAACGGTAAAAAACAACCGTGTTTATAACATCTACGGCGAGGGCATTATCATCATGCGCCAGTACGGCGCAAGTTCAACTATCAGCGTTTACGGCAATGAAGTGCGGAACTGTATGGCCCCGCACTTGTATATTACGAACTCTGACCATGTTGATATGTACGACAATATCGCGTCGTGCCCGGACTATGCGACGCTGTTCGGCACAGTTCGCGGGCCAGGGCGCGGATTATGCGTAGGTAATGAATACGGACCAGACCAAAATTCAGACGGGTGCAGATACCTAAACATCTACAATAACCTAGTTTATGGAACGGCGTGCCCACTTACCTACTTTTTGCAGGCGTACTATGTTAGCGGAGTACCTAATTACTTTCCGCAGTTAGCCGATACCGTTATTGCATATAACGATTTCCTAGACGGCAAACAGGGAGGCGGCGGTTATGGCAACGTCGCGACTACTGTCAATTTCACTGCCGGGACGCTTAGCAACGTCCAGTTTCGTAACAACGTCGTAACACAAACAAACGGCAGTTATTCAATAGCCGCGTGGAATACCACGACAGGCATAACATTTTCGAACAACCGATGGGGCCGCACGCCAGGATATACGCTCGGCAGTGGTGACAGCGTTGGTGATCCGCAGATAGCACTTGCAGGATCGACTAACCCGATCACAAAGGAGTATTTCAGACCTATAAGCGGCTCTGTGCTGCTCGGTGCTGGTACTCCTGTATCCGGCCTAACGCTCGACTATGAGGGCGCCACACGAAGCGGTACAGCGCCGACAATCGGCGCTCTTGAGAATATCTCGGGCGTTAGCGATTGGACAACCGTACCGCCTCCCTGGACGGCTACCGATGTCGGTTCGCCTTCGCCAACAGGGAGCAAGCAGTATTCGCCGTCTCTCGACTCTTACCGGATCATCAGTTACAACTCGGCGGATATTTGGAGTACGTCCGATCAGTTCGGGTACATCTACCAGTCTGTTAGTGATGCGTTTGAGCTTGTCTACAATGTAGAGTCGTATTCAGGCGGCGGTACATACGCAAAGTTTGGTAGCGTTCTCCGCACATCATTAGCGGCTAATAGCGCAAGCGTAGGTTTCCTAATAAACCCGAATTTCGGGACTACGCAGGTTCCGTGGCGCGCATCAGACGGAGCTACAACAACCGTATTGATCGAATATGCAACGCTTGATCGCTGGCACAAGGTATCCAGGTCAAGCGGTGGCGTTGTGTCGTTTTCAACATCTACGGACGGTGTTAATTGGACATTCCGCAGCACGATCAGTAACACGGTAGTAGGTACGAGTCCGCTTTATATCGGCCTTGCTGTTTGCGCGCAAAGCGTATCGCTAACGTCTACCGGCATATTCTCTGGCGTATCGCTTTTAACCTCGGTAGATTCCGCAGGAACGATCTTAGTTGATTCGTCAATTTCCGGTATAACTGTAGACGCGGAAATACTTGCGGCAACAGGTACAATACAGTCAGATGTAGCCCTAGTCGGTTATACAGAATCGCACGACATTGAACAGGCAACAGGAACCGTACAGGCCGACATTGATCTATTCGGTGTCGCATTTAATGACGGGGATGAATTTATGGCAACAGCACAAGACATTATCCGCTCCGCGCTACTCTTAAACGGTGCTGTTGCAGCGGACCAGACGATTTCGCAAACGGACCTAGATGATGGACTCGTCACGCTTAACAACATGATCGAATCATGGAGCTTAGACGGGACTGTTGTGTATGCGGTTACGCAATACACGACACCGACCACTGCGGGCGTTGACTCGGTTGTATTGACGACCAGGCCGCTCAAGATACTAGCTGCGCGTATCACTGACACGGCAGGAATTGACCACGCGATAGCCGAAGTCGGCTGGGATGATTACTCGATCATTTCCAACAAAGCGGTTCAATCTGCGTTCCCGCTGGTGTTCTGGTGCGACTACGCTTTTCCTGCTCCTACGGTGAAGCTCTGGCCGGTTCCGACGTATGCGTACACACTAACGTTTATGGTTCACTTGCCGTTCTACGGATTCGACGCGCTGGATTCCACGGTCGTATTCCCGCCAGGATTTGAACGTGCGCTCCGTTATAACCTCGCGGTAGAAATGGCGCAATATGGTGGCGCGTTGCCACCGAAAGTTGAGGACATTGCCCGAGAATCGCTGATGCTGCTAAAGGTCACGAACTCGCGTCAAACGACGCTACAGAATGATTCGGTGTTCATCAATCGCGCTGGCCGAACGAACATTTACTCGAACATCACATGAGCATCTATAACAAGTTTACGCTCCCGACTGCCGACGCGATCTCGGACGCGCTCGGCATGGTATCAGGTCGCTGGCGCTTGTTCTTTCAGAACCAGCTTAGTCTGAACAACTCGCTAACGTCCAGGTGGGTACGGCAGTTCACGACTCCTATAACCGTGTCGTCGGCTACTGTGCTGCGCAAGAATACGTCGCTATCCTATACAACGTACCTTTTCCCTATCGGATCGCGCGTCATGGTGAATCAGTCAGGTATGTTGTTCGGTACCGTAGAGGACTGTACTTTTGACTCCGGTGCAAGTGATATCGTGTTGACGCTGCGAATGGACGGAGGGACCGCGCTAACTTCCGTCACGGAGATTTACTACAGCGTCCTAACCTCGTCGGTGATTGACTAATGTCGCGCGGATCACAGGTTAATTTATTCGGTGTCGGCTACGGAAACGCTGAAAAGTCGCTTAATGTAACCGCATCGTCTCGCGTAAATTGCTATTACGACATCCAACCAGCGCCGGGGGATAAGTCGCAGATTGCCGTGTTCGGGACGCCAGGATTGTCTAATGAGGCAATGTTCTGGAATACAACAGGTTCAGGGCCTGTTGCGCTTGGGCTTACGTGTACCGGGCTGTTTGCAGCAGATAAATACCCGTCCTATGCTGGCGCAAGGGTTTATGGCGGGTATGGTGATCGGCTGTATAT